CCATAGATTTTTTTCTTTGCGAAGTAAGATTACTTCCCATAAAACCTATAGAGTTATTAATCTCTGAGTTTATAATAGCTTTTAATTTATCAATCGTTATTTGTTCTGCCATATCAAATTATATAATTAGTATTTATTGGTATTTCGTTTTTCCAATCGCTTATTTCAACACCTTGCCCTACGATGCCAGTTCTAAAACTGTCAGCGCAGTGTGAGGCAAAATTATGTAAAGGTTTATTTCTAAAGCATTGGTTTTTGTCATCCCATCTTTTTTGATATGCTTTAAGATATTCAATCGCTGTCTTGCATTTACTTTTATCAAACCAACAATTAGGTAATTGTTTTCTAACTGCCTCAATTCCATCTTCAATAGGAACTTTGGGAGCTACTTCAAATGCAATACCTAACTCAAGAGCTGACTCTAACCTAGACTTACCCATGTTACCAAGTTCTCTAACTTTAATATCATGAGGTGCTATGTGTTTAGAATAGTCATAACCCTTTTGATCAATTATATCTATGTAGTGATCTAAACCAAAACCACTATTTTCATAATAATCTATTAATCTTATTTCACCCTTATATCTTTGTGCAAACCAAATTGAAGTTGAATCGTTCAGGCCTAAATCCCACCAGGTTTCTACATCAATGTTATCGTCATAAGGAACATCACCAATTTTATTCTCTTTTGCTAGACTCTCAATAATGTGTCCATAATAAGAACCTGTAATTGCTGCTTGAAAAGAACATTCAAACTCTTGCTCATACAAGTCTTTAGACATCACCTCTTGGGCTGCTTTTAATTCTTCTTCGTCTAGTATCTTTGTTTGACTAGCTTTAAATAGACAAGCGTACCAATCTTTATTTTCTAAAGCTTGTTCGTATAATTCACAAAAATAATTTCTACCTTTTGGAGTACCGATAAACACACACCAACCTTTACGATCTGCTAACGCAGGTCTAATAATCTCTGGGAATATAGTAGGCTTAATAGATTGTGTTTCATCGAATACACATCCATCAAGAAATATACCCCTGAGTGCTTGGTCGTTTTCTGCTCCTAAAATTGTGATCCTTGCACCATTTGGCAAATCACATCTTAATTCGCTTTCGTTAAATTTTGTACCAGGTATTTTCCCTGCAAATTGTTTTATATAATCCCATGCTGTACTTTTTCCTTGCTTGAAAGTCGGAGAAAGGAAAGCATATCTTGAGTTTGGCAAAGGATTCATTAATGCACTTCTCAACATATGGTTGATCATCATAACTGTTTTACCAGCTCTCCGATGTAGGACCAGCACATTGAAACGGTGCTTATCAATTTTTTTGTGCAAAAAATTTTGTAATTCTCTTGGCTTATATGGAATAACAATGTTAGGCATTGTAAAACAAAACCCCCCTAATGTACTGTGACTCCTTTAGGAACATTTAACAATTGCTCTATTCCAAAATCTTCCATGATGTGCGATGAAAAATATCTACATTCACTTAAATCTTCAAATCCCCCAAAGTGTACGACCACACTATTAGAAGACTCCATAATATAAATAACAGCACTATATCCTTTTTTTCCATCGTCAAAATCGAACATTGTAAATCCCTAATTTATTTGTGTGTAACTTCCATTTAAATTTTATCGTAGGCCAACATTATTTTCGGCATAGGGGTCGAAATAAAACCCCCCAAAATCTAGGCTTTTGTTTGTCTAGTGAATTGTAATCAATTGACTAGTATTAATACTCTAGCATTTACGCCAATTTATTTAATATTTATCTTTTATTTATCTAGTTAGTTCTACTTTATAACGATTCTAATGTATTTTTTGCAATAACTATAACTATTGATGTGCTAGTTTCATCTAATCAATGGATGATTTAACAAATAACTTAACAAAACCAATATAAATATTACAATTAAGAGTTTGACCACTTGACCACTAAAGGCGTATTTTTATCGAAATTCAACGCCATTGAGTCCTTTTTTTGATAAATCTTCGGTGATAATCGTTCACTTTTCCATTTAGCTAAATCAATATAAGCTTTGACTAAATGAGTTTGACCTAAATCTGTTTTTTCTTTTAGCTTACTATTTGCTAAAGATTCATTAATTAAATCTTGTGCATCACTTAAAAGATATTCAATTCCGTCTTGTTTAGCTTGTGCATATTCATTTCTTAATGAATCATCCTTATTCAACCAAGTTCTAAATGTTTCCCAACATGGTCGATTATCTTTGCTTAAAACTTGTCTAATTGAATGACCTATCGCCAATTCACTCATAATTTCTTTAATTAATGCTTTAGAATACTTTGTTTTGTTTGCCATTTTTACCTTTGCTGGTCCTATATTTTATAAATTTTGTATGCGATTCGCTTAAAATTAGCGTTAGTAAGCCCTATTTAATGATATGAGAGAGAGAGAAAAGATAAAAGAAATAGGGCTTAATTAACCTAAACCACTAGATAAGACCTAAAATGAAAAGATACTTCTATATCTAGTATATTCAATAAATCCTTTAAAATTGGCAACTTGTCAAATTAATTATGTAAGCAATTGACTTTAACATAGAATCAATATAATAATGTTATAACTTAACTATAACAATAAGAGAGGAAAGCATGACAAGAGAACAAGACAAACAATCATTAAATGAATGTTCAAACATTGTTAAACAAACATTTAAAAATATGGAAAAACAAAACACAATAGAAAATTTTATTAAAGAAAATAAAATTTCTATTCATTGTGAGTATAGCGATTCAAATCCATCAATGAGTGAGTTGGAATCTTCAAGAATGAATCATTACAAAGTTACTTTAAAAAGAAAGTACAAATTAAAAGGCAATCATTTGGATTCTAGATATGGCTACAAAAGAATTACAATATTTTTTAGTCAAGGCTCTATGGTTTATGATGAGCCTAAAGTTGAAGATGTACTTGATTGTCTAAAAAGCGATTATTTAGCATCACTAGATAGTTTTAATGATTTTTGTGATGAATTTGGATATTCAAACGACTCTATAAGATCAAAAAAAACTTATAACGCTTGTGTTAAGAATGGAAAAAAACTTCAAAAATTCTTAAACGATAATCATGATAGTAATTTTTTTAGTATGGGTACTAATAAATTGCCTCAACTTTTAGAATGTGAGAGTCTTTAATGGCTAAAGCTAAAAACTTAAACATCTATAAATTATTCTCTAAAACTTACAATGAGAGGCCTATGTTCTCATTTGTAGGTTTTGGAGAGTTGGCATTGATGCCTAAAGTTAAGAAACCAATTAAACAAGTTTCTAATTTGTATCAATTCCCAATTAAATCTTATTACAACCAAAAGAGGAAAAAATGCTAATATTCGTTTTATTTGGATTATCTATAATAGGCTTATTTGCTTATTTAGGAATAATGGCAACTAATGAAATTATAGAACATTTTAACGATGAGAGGAAAAAATGA